AGTAACATGGGGGTAAACATGGTAACCCTGGGGCAAAAAAAGTGTGATATTATGATAGTGAGTAAAAAAAGATAAAAGGCATTTGATGTCCTCCTGATACTTTAACATAACGGCAGAAGGCGCCCAGTTGGTGGGGTGTCTTTTGCTATGTGTAAAAAATGTGTATAAAACACTTGACAAATGTGTCATTAGTGTGTATAATAATAACATAAGGAGGGGCGGTATGAAACAAAGAGACTTAATTAAAAAACTTGAAAAAGCCGGATTCAAATTTGACAGGCATGGCGGAAACCACGATGTATATAAGCGTGGGGATGATGAAGAACAGATACCGCGCCATAGAGAAATCAATGAGAGGCTGGCAAAGGCCATACTGAAAAAATGGGGATTATAAAAAATCCCCAGCCTTATGTTGTTAGGAGGGAAATCAATGAAAGTAACCTATCCAGTTATCTTTACGGATGTTGGCACAAATATATTGATTGAGGTGCCGGACTTAAATATACTCACAGAGGCAAACGAAGAGGGAGAAGAGAAAGCCTCTTTTGCAGATGCAATTATGATGGCCAGAGACGCCATAGGGCTTTCGTGTATCTCGGCAGAAGACAGTCACAAACCGATTAAGACTGCATCGGATTTACATGATATTGATGTAAGCAAGGGAACCTTTGCAGAAGATGGAGAAGGAATTATATCCCTTGTGGATGTAGATCTAGACGTTTACCGCAGAAGAGTCGACAATAAGACTGTCAGAAGAAACGTAACGCTTCCAAACTGGCTGAATCAGGAAGCTGAAGCAGCAAACTTAAATGTATCAAGGGTATTACAAGATGCACTGATGCAGAAGTTAAACGTGTCCAGATAAAGTAAGACAGAACAGAATAAGGCGCTTCCAAAATGGGAGCGTCTTTTCTTATGCAACGAAAGGTAAGAACATGATATATAAACGCTGTGTCCGCTGTGGGAAGCGTATTCCGTCTGGAACAACCTGTGACTGCACCAAGAGAGAGTATAACAAGCCGCAGGGAATTAAGAAGCAGTATCATACACAGAGGTGGAGACGTATCAGAGATTATGTCATAAATCTATATGATGGAATAGATCTCTATGCACTGTACCACGAAGGAAAGGTACAGCCTGCGGACACCGTGCATCATATCATAGAAGCAGCGGACAGTCCCAGTATGTTCTATCATACAGACAACCTAATTCCGGTCAGCAGGGACAGCCATACAGAGATACATAGACGGTACAAAGAATGTGATACAAAAATAAAAGAAGAGCTTAAAGCATATCTTTTGCAATATCGGGAGTACGGGGGCGGTTAAAAAGTTTTTGTAAAAGTTGCCACGACCACGTATGCTCCTTTCTTTTTGCAAATTTCTAAAAAATGGTAGATGAAAGCGAGGTGATAGCATGGGGAGACCTAGAAAACCGCTTGCAGAGCAGCAGGGAAACCTAAAAGTTGTGGATATACAAAGAAAGGAGTTTGAGGAAGAGGCTGTAAGAGGGGATAGTGACCAGTTATCAACTCCGCCGACATGGCTAGTAGATGCTACGGCCAAAAAAGAGTGGAATCGCCTTATTAAAGAATTAGAGAAAATCAATATTGTTGGAAATTTGGATTTAAACAATCTTGCATGTTATTGCAACGCGTATGCAAGTTATCGAAAGGTCACAAAAGAGTTAAAGGGGCAGCCTGCGCTTGTAGATAAGGTTACACAATACGGAAAGAACAAGGTCCGAAATCCTTTGATTGATGTTCAGAAAAGCTATGCAGAGGAAATGCGAAAATTCGCAAGCCTTTGCGGGCTGACAATTGATTCTCGATTGAAAGCGGGGTCTGCAAAAGTGGATAAACAAGAGGAAATGATTGAAAGGAAATTCAGCGCAATATGATTTTTGAAGAAATTAAGCGGTATGCGCAAGACTGTATTTCCGATCACATTTTGAGTTGTCAAAAACATAAATGGGCCTGTATGCGATTTCTAAAAGATTCTAAGCGAATCGGGACAGATGGATTTCCGTATGTGTGGAATGAGGAACGTGCCCAGAACATTGTAGACTGGTTCTCTTTTTTAAGACACAGTAAAGGAATTCTCGCAGGAAAGCCGATTGAATTAACTGAATGGCAGAAATTCCGACTCTGTCAACTTTATGGATGGGTTCATAAAGATACGGAACGCAGAAGATTTAAAAAATCCTTTACAGAAGTGGCGCGAAAAAACGCAAAATCTCAGGAAGAGGCGGGCGTTGCTTTATATGAGTGTGCAGTTACCGCTACAAAAAATGGAGAAGTGGCAGAAATCTATACAGCAGGAACCAAGCGGGATCAGTCAAAAATTGTGTTTACAGAAGCTGGATTGATGCTCCGTGGGTCCCCGCTTCAAACAAAATTCCGTGTCACGCGTGATAGCATTCGTCATTATAAAACAGGGAGCACTATTAAGCCTTTATCAAAAGAAGACGGCAGGAGCGGAGACGGAACGAATCCGGCGCTTTTGGTCTTGGACGAATATCATCAACACAAAACTACAGAGTTTTACGATTTGGCATTAGGCTCAAACACAAAGGAGCCGCTTTTAATGATTATCACAACCGCAGGAATGGATTTAACCTACCCTTGTTTTGTGACGGAGTATGATTATTGTTCCAAAATTCTTGATCCGAATATTGACGTGGAAGATGATGAATATCTGATTGATATCTGTGAGATGGATACCGAGGATTATGAAGATGTATCACGCTTAGACAATGAAGAGTTATGGAAGAAAGCGAATCCGATTCGTATGAGCTATCCGGAAGGGCGAGAAAAAATCCGAGGCGATTATAAAGTCGCAAAGGAACAGCCGGAGCACATGACTGCGTTTCTGACTAAGTGCCTCAACGTCTGGGTTATGGCAAAAGAAAACGGCTATATGGATATGTCAAAATGGAAAGTTTGCGAGATTGAGGGGCTTCCTTTTGAAATTGAAGGGCGGCCGGTCTATGTAGGATTTGATATGTCGGCCAAAACAGACCTGACTTCTGTAGCGTTTGTGATTCCGTATCTGTCTGGAAAGTATGACGGGAACGGAAAAGAGATTGTGAAATATCTCGTATGGACTCACAGTTTTATTCCTACACGGGAGAAGTTGCGAGAACACATTTTAAAAGACAAAGCGCCATACGAAGCATGGGAGAGAGCTGGACATCTGACTGTAACAGATACTCCGATTGTGGATCAGGGCGCGGTTATGCGCTACGTTATGGAAGAATGCAGCCGGTACAATCTCGATGTGCAATGTCTCTGTTTTGACCCGGCGAATGCGTCGAAGCTAATGATGGACTTGTCCGATGAAGGATACACGGTAGAAGAGGTTTTTCAAAGCCATAAGCATTTGAATGAAGCGACACAGGGGTTTCGGGAGCAGGTATTCTGTGGAAATGTGCAGTATTTGAAGAATCCGCTTTTAAATTATGCCATGAGTAATGCCGTCATTCGACAGAGCAATGGCCTGATAAAAATTGATAAAGATGCAACCACAAAGCGCATTGACCCGGTGGATGCGGTGTTATGTGCATTTAAGCTGGCAATGTATCATATCTTTGGGGATGATTATGGCGCTTATTTGGACAATTTTATGGAGGAATTACTGAATGGGGATTAAAGACCGGATAAAGGCTGCGGCCAATGCCCTGACGCGCCCGGCCGTCTCGTTAGACGATACCGAATTTTTAAAGTGGATGGGGATTGATGCAAACCTGCCAAGAAAGGAACTGAATGAGGTTACATACTTCACCTGTCTCAAGATGCTCTCTGAGACAATGGGGAAATTGCCGCTTAAGTTTTATCAGGATACGGACCGCGGGAAATTGCGGGCAGATTTAACCGATGCGGCGGCCCGGCTAATTACAAGACCAAACAACATCATGACCCCGGCGACGTTCTGGGGGACAATTGAATTTAACTGTCAACACTACGGAAATGCGTTTGTGCTGATACAGAGCAGCCTGCAACGGCAACGTTATGGCGGTTCGGTTAAGATAAAAGGTTTTTGGCCGATGCAAAGTGAGTGTGTGCAGGTCCTCATGGACGATCAGGGCGTATTTGGTGACGTGGGAAAGCTTTATTACCGATATACTGATCCGCACATCGGGAAATCGGAAACTTATGCGCAGGAAAATGTTCTGCATTTTAAAACGTGGTTCAGCCGCGGCGGTGTGCTTGGAAAAAGTGTCCGGGAAATGCTGTCTGACACAGTAAACGGCGCCGGAGAATCGCAGAAATATCTGAACACGCTTTACAAAGACGGACTTACCGCATCAATGGCTCTGCAATATACGGGCGATTTGGACAAGCAAAGAAGATTGGCATTGCAAAAGGAGTATAACAGCCTGTTAACAGGTGCGAAAAATGCTGGTAAAGTTGTGGCGGTTCCGGTCGGAATGACCTTGCAGCCATTGAATGTGTCTTTGGCGGACGCGCAATTTTTTGAGTTAAAGAAGTATTCGGCGCTACAGATTGCGGCAGCCTTCGGTATCAAACCGAATCAATTAAATAATTATGAAAAATCCAGCTATGCAAATTCCGAAACACAGCAGCTTGCTTTCTTGGTAGACACAATGTCTTATCGGTTAACTCAATATGAGCAGGAACTGAATTATAAAGTACTCACAGAAAAAGAACGTTCTGAGGGGTACTTTTTTAAATTCAATGAAAAGGCACTCCTGCGGACGGATGCCAAGACACAGATGGCAAATGTCGTGTCAGCAGTAACAAATGGCCTTTACACAATTAATGAAGGGCGGGAGCTATTAGATCTTCCGTATGTAGAAGGCGGAGACGTAAACATGGTAAATGGCACCTACCAGCCGATTACACAGATTGGAAAAGCGTATCAGGAGAAGGAAAAACCTGAAGAACCAAGAGAGGAAATAGAGAATCCAGAAGAAACGAGAGGAGGTGAAGAGAGTGGAAATTGATGTACGAGGGGACATTATCAGTAATGACGATAAGTGGATTTATAACTACCTAGAGTGGGAATCCACTTGTCCGGCAGATGTCAAGAATGCTCTGTTGACAAAAGAATCTGATGAAAAACTAACTGTTATGATTAACTCCGGAGGCGGTTCCGTCATGGCTGGACAAGAAATTTATTCAATGCTACGGGAGCGAGACGATGTAGAGATTAAGGTACAGTCTCTAGCTGGGAGTGCTGCGAGTGTAATCGCAATGGCAAACACCTGCGAAATTAGTCCAGTGGCGATGATTATGATTCACAATGTCTCCATGTGGGGCGTGAATGGAGACTATCATGAGATGCAAAAAAACGCAGAGATTTTAAGGCAGATGAACGCGGCCCTTGCCTCCTCTTATGTGAATAAGACAGGGAAAAGCAAAGAGGAAATTTTAAGACTTATGGACCGCGAAACCTGGCTGACTGCAAATCAGGCATTAGAAATGGGATTTGTAGATAAAATTTCAGATACCGCTCCGCAGATGATTAACAACGTCGAAGGAATGCGGCTTACCGATGAAATTCGGAGCCGGGTTATAGCAGAAATAGAAGATAATACTAAAAATGAACTCCTGAGCGATTTGGATCGTTTCGGAGTTTAATTTTTTATGGAGGGAAACATGAACAAAGAATTACTTGAGCTGTTAAACAGCATTAATGAGCAGAAAGAGACCGTCCGCAACCTTGTAGAAGAAGGAAAACTGGATGAAGCAAAAGACGCAAAAGCAGAGTTGGAAAAAATGCAGAATAAGTTTGACTTGTTAAAAGACATTCTTGATCCAGAAGGAGATGGAAAGGTAAAAGAGCCGGTGAATGTTGAGCCAGTAAATGAACCGAAAGATGCGGTGGCAGACTTTGCTAACGCAGCAAGAAGAGGGTTTAAAAATGCCGCAGGAGATCCGATGGTGGAGGGAACTCCGGCAGACGGAGGGTATACCGTACCGGAGGACATTCAGACCCGGATTAATACCTATAGAGAGGCAAAAGCATCTCTAATTACCCTGGTAGATGTGGAGCGCGTAACCACGAACAAGGGGCAGCGTACCTTTAAGAAACGTGCGCAGCAGACCGGATTTTCGAAAGTAGCCGAAGGTGGCAAAATTGGAGCTGGCTCTACCCCGCAGTTTGAGCGAATCTCTTATGAGATCGAAAAATACGCCGGATATTTTCCGGTCACAAGTGAACTTTTAGCAGATTCCGATGCGAATATTACCAACGTACTGATTCAGTGGATTGGAGATGAATCCCGCGTTACAAGAAACAAGATGATTCTTGGAGTACTGGACACGAAAGACAAAACCGCAATTGCCAGCGTAGACGACATCAAAAAAGCGCTGAATGTAACGCTGGGACAGGCGTTTAAGCCGACCTCTTCTATTATCACAAATGACGATGGCCTGCAATGGTTAGATACCTTAAAAGATGCAGATGGAGACTATCTGCTTCAGCCGAATCCGGTTAAACCTTTAGAAATGCGCCTGTGTGCAGGGGCAACTTCAGTTCCGGTCTTTGTTGTGCCGAACGCAGATCTTCCGACTGCAACCAACAAAGTGCCGATGATCATTGGAGACCTGAAGGAAGCGGTCAAATTCTTTGATCGGAACCAGATGAGTATTCTCTCTTCCAATATCGCAAGCATTGGAGAGCTGAATGCTTACGAAATGGATCTGACACTCTTCCGGGCAATCGAAAGAGAAGATTGCGTAATGAAAGATGAGCAGGCATTTGTTTACGGTCAGGTAACGCTGGGGGAGTAACGCCCCCGGCTGACAATGCCGTAGTTGGTACGGGAAAAGTTGGAACGGCAAAAATTTAAAGGAGGTATAGCATGGCAGCAAAATCGAGCGGATATTCTCCGACATCATGGAATGACGGGGACATCATTACAAAAGACAAGCTGAATAATATAGAATCCGGGATTCAGGCAGCTTCAAAGGCTGGACTTTCCGGTAGTGCGTCTGCGGTATCGGCAATTGATACGCCGGAATCTGCGGATGCGGCAACGATTGCCGCGAAAGTGAACGAACTGATTACCCAGTTAAAAGCCAGGGGTGTGATTTCGTGACACTAGAAGAGGTGAAAGCGTATCTGCGCATTGATGAAGATGCGGATGACGCAATTCTTGAAATGATGATGCAGGCGACAGAGGGTTACATTAAATCCTCTGTCGGAGCATTCGATCCGGAGAATTACAGAGTTAGAATGCTTTATTTTTTGATTATGCAGGATTTTTATGAAAACCGTGTTTTGATCGTAAAAGAATCGGATAAACAGCGGCTTGCTCACGTGGTTGGTTCGATTGTTCTTCAGCTTCAAGCAGAAGAGCTGCAAAAGGAGGACCCGGAATGGACATCGGAAAACTCAATAAGCGAATCACATTCTTAAAGATTGAACATACAGAAGATGATATAGGGCAGAGTAAAAATGTCTGGACGGAATATAAAACCGTATGGGCAACGGTGAAGCCGTATAAATCTTCAGAATCGGCCTTTATGTCCAAGCTAAAGCCAGAAGTAACGCACCGAATCTATGTGAGATACCGGAGCGACATTACCGCGGATATGCGGATCTTATACCACGGACGTATCTTTGAGATTGCAGGTCCGCCGATCGATATGGACGAACGGCACGAAATGATAGAAATTCAGTGTGAAGAGGTGTTCACAGATGGGTATTGAATTTGAATTGGAAGGAACCGGAGAACTGGAAACCTCATTAAAGAAAGCGATGAAACAATATCCGGCATCGGCGGAAAGGGTTCTAAAAAAAGAAGCAAGAAGGGTTGCGAAAGATTTAAAGCAGCGGGTAAGAACGGAAGCAAAAGGACATCATTATGTATCAGAAGGTGAAACGCACAAGCCTTTGGCGAATAGCTTTCGCCCAGGGAAGGTAATTCGTTCAGGTTCAAAAATGACCGCAGCCGTTACATCAAATGCACCGCATTATCATTTATACGAAGAAGGCCATGGAATGTTTACACATTCGGGGCGCTATGTTGGTGATGTAAAGGGTAGAAAAACCGTTGCTCGATATATGTCTCAGCGTTCGGAAAAGGCCGATGAAATCGGTGAACAGGTTTTGAATGAAATCTTAAAGGAGGTAGGACTGGATTGAAAAAAATCAAAACCGCAGTTAACGCAGTCTTAAAAACTTTATATCCAGACTATCCGATTTACGGGGCGGATACGGTAGAAGGTTATGAAAAGCCTTCTTTTTTTGTGTATATCACACAAACCTTTTCGGAATTTAGTGCGAATTTGGTTCACAAAAATGTAGAAGTGGAGATTGATTTTATTCAGAAGGAGCCGGATGAATCTGCCGGAATGGATTTCTTCAACAAAATGCAGCAGGCATTTTTAAAAAAGCTCAAAGTTGAAAGCCGATATCTGAATCTCAGTAACCATAGCTTTGAATTTACCGGGAACCATGCAAATATTCCGGTTTTTACATTTGAAATTGAGTATTACGAAAGCATTGAAAAAGAAACAGAAACAGCGGTTCTCATGGAAAAACTCTACATGAGTAACAGCTTGAAGAAAGGAGAATGATCAATGGGATTACCAGCGATGAATATCATATTTACCGCCGCAGCGATTGATTCCGTTCGGCGGTCCGACAGAGGAGCGATCGGAATGATCGTTAAAGATGCGGTGCCAGAAACAAATCCGGTTACGATTCATAAAGTATCCGACATTCCAGGCACTCTTTCAGAATCGGTACAGGAGCAGGTGAGGCTAGCATTAAAAGGTTATGTATCTGCTCCGAGCAAGGTTGTTCTTTATGTGTTAGAAAGCGAAGCAGAGGATTATACCGATGCACTTGACTATTTTTCGATTTATAAGGTCAATTGGATTTGCTGTCCGACCGCAGAAACGGACGGTCAGGCTCAGGCGGTTGCTACATGGGTAAAAGAGCAAAGAGAAGCGAGAAATAAGGTGAAAGTGGTACTCCCGAATACAGCGGCGGATTGCGAGGGAGTTGTCAATTATACGACCGAAACAGCAAGTATCGGAGATGATATCTATACGACAGAGGAATTTTGCTCCCGAATTGCCGGGGTGCTGGCAGGTACGCCATTGACACAAGGGGCTACCTTTGCGGTGCTGGAAGATGTAACGGACTGTGAAAAGCTGTCCAGAAGCGAACTGGATACCGCGATTGATGCAGGCAAATTTGTCCTTTATTACGATGGAGAAAAAGTTAAGGTTGCGCGTGCGGTCAATTCTATGACAACCGTGCAGAAGGGAAAGTCGGAAAGCTGGAAGAAAATTAAAGTTGTGGAAACAATGGATATGATTTACGACGATCTGATTCTTTTGGCGGAGGACAATTATATCGGAAAATATCTGAACACGTTTGATAACAAGTGCTTGCTGTTATCGGCGATCCGTGCATACCTGACGGAAATGGAACGCGTGGGAGCTGTACAGGATTGCGTTGTTGATTTCGATGTAGAAACTATCCGAGAATACATCGTAACTAACAAAGGTGTATCTCGGGAAGTGGCGGAAGCGATGCCGGATCAGGAAGTAAAAAAGCAGTATACCGATGAAAAGGTGTTCCTTGCGGCAACTATGACGATTTCCGACGTTATGGAAGATATTACTTTACAGATTACGGTGTAAAGGAGGGAGATTATGGACAGCTATAAAGCAGAAAACGTTATCAGCGGAAGCTATGGTGAGGTCTGGGTTGATAATACCTACATGGCGGAAGCAAGTGGCCTAGAAGCGAAAATGTCTCTTGATACAACGGAAGTTATTATGTCAAGAACGCTAAAAAAAGGATACAAAGTAACAGGAATGAGCGGAGAAGGGACATTGACATTACATAAGGTTTCTTCCCATTTCCTGAACCTGATTGCGGACAATATCAAAGCTGGAAAGGCAACCAGGGCAACGATTATCACAAAGCTAGACGATCCGGAAGCTCTTGGTGCTGAACGGATTCAGTTAAATGATTGTGTGTTTACGGAATTAACACTTGCGGACTGGGAAGCGGGAAGTCTGGTGGAAGAATCTATTCCGTTTAATTTTACGGATTTTGATATTTTAGAATCGATCGAATAGGAGGCAACTATGAATCTTGCAGAAAAATTAATTCGGATTGACAAAGAAAAGGTAAAAGAAAAAGAAACAAAAAAGATTCACTCAAAAAAGCTCTCTAAATTGCTTGGCGAACCTACGGAAATTACCATTCAGGAGTTGAGCGGTAAAACCGTCAACGACATTACTCAGATGATCTTTGACAAAAAGGGGAATCGGGATATGTCAAGGCTTTACGAACAAAACCTTATGTGTTGCGTAGAAGGTGTGGTGGAGCCGAATCTAAAGGATTCACAACTCATGGAACATTTCGGGGCCGCTACGCCAAAAGATCTCGCGGCGATCTTGTTTGGTGTAGAATCTGGTGCAATTGCAAGTGAGATTTCCGCTCTGTCTGGTTTTTCGGGCAGCGAAGAGGATGAAATAAAAAACTAATTAAGCAAAACACAGATGTAAATGCGGCCTATATCTTGTTTTGCATGAAAAATTGGAAACCATCGGATTACTTTGACATGGGAGCAGGCGAACGAACCGTTACGCGTGCTTTTTTGTATGAAGAAATCCGAGAGCGGGAAGAAGAGCTGAAAAAACTAAAGCGAAGCATGAAAAGGGGGTGAGTGAATGGCAAAGACTGTGGCGGCGGTTGTTAAACTGATTGACAACTTTTCCAATCCGTCAAAACAAGTTGCGAAAGCAGCGCGGGACATGGAGAAACGGATTTCTCATACCGGTCAGGTGTTTAAAAATTTTGGTGCAATCTTTGAGAGTGCCGGCTCTTCCCTGACGCACGCGTTCACTCTACCGATTGCAACCGCGGCCGGTGCAGCAGGAAAGTTTGCAATGGATGCAGAGGACGCATATGTACAGCTTGCGGCCGCAACCGGCACCTCTGCCGCAGAGATGGAAAAATATCAGGATGTTATCAATGACATCTATAAAGAGAACTTTGGCGAATCTATCGGAGATGTATCCAATTCCCTTGCGCAGGTCAATCAGAATTTAAAAGGATTAGACACAAGCGCGTTACAGCAAAGCACGGAATATGCACTTGCGATGCGGGACGTATTCGGCGTAGATGTTGCAGAGAGTACCAGATCCGCAGATACTTTGATGAAAAATTTTGGAATTTCATCAAAGGAGGCGTTCAACTTAATGACGCAAGGTGCGCAAAGCGGTCTGAATTTTTCCGATGAATTGTATGACAATCTCAATGAATATTCCGTACAATTCAAAAAACTTGGCTTGAATGCGGAAGATATGTTCAGTATTTACAGCAGCGGAGCAGAGGCAGGAGCATGGAATTTAGACAAAATAGGAGATGCGATCAAAGAGTTTTCAATTCGCTCGATAGATGGTTCAAACACTACAGCGGAAGGGTTTAAACTGCTCGGTTTAAATTCGGATGATATGGCTGCGCGGATTGCCGCCGGAGGAGATAGTGCGAGCAAAGCATTTGACCAGACGATTCAGGCTCTTGCAGGTATGGAAGATCCGGTGAAACAGAGTGCTGCGGGAGTGGCTTTGTTCGGTACAATGTGGGAAGATCTTTCCCCCCAAGTTGTGACTTCGCTTACGACCTCAAGAAATGAGATCGATAAAACAAAAGATGCGGCAGATGCACTGGCGGAAACAAAGTTTGATACTTTTTCATCGGCTCTCGGTGGCCTATGGAGGACAATTCAAGTCGATGTGCTTCAGCCAATTGGAGATATGTTAATCCCCTATGTGGATAGTGTAAAATAGTTGTGGAGTTTTCAGAGAAATAAAAGAAGAGACCGACTCCAAAGTGATAAAATAGTTTTACCCAAAAACAAAATAATCACGAAAGGATAAGGTCTCTATGGAAA